TTATCCAAATGCCTGCAACATCATATTGCTGTAGGAATCCGAGAGCAGCTGTGACAGGTTTGATGCTTCACAGTTCCTTTTATGATTTTTCCTTCCACTGCATCTCTATCAAGTCCGCCCGATCTTTTATCAAGCCTTGCACAACGGTTTCTGAGTTAATCAGGGCGAAAATCTCTTTGACCGGCTTTTCCGGTTCAAATACCTTTTTTTCTCCGGTCAGTTCGTCCAGGATATCTGACAAATCCGCCAGCATTCCCTTCCGCACATAAATATCAGAACCATTACCATGCTGATTACTCTTTTCATTTCAGCCCCCGTTCTGCGGAGTGCAAGGATATGCAAACTATACATTTGCATATCCCCCCGCAGAGTCTTCAATTTAATGCAACGAGCCGCCAGGCACATTATTTATATTATCAGTGCCCAGCGCCCCTTTTTCCTTCTTTTTGTATATATTATACTAAATATGCAGAAATATGTCAATAGAAACATTCTATTCATCCATAATATTACATTATTATGGATGAAACATACTTTTTTTATTTTTGAGCAGCCGGCCCGCTTCTTTCCTGTTCGATTACAATTTCCTCACTGGCATAAAGAAAGGCAAGCTCACCCGGGGTAAGTTTTAATAGTTCAGAGGGGAGCCTGCCTGTTTTCTGCCAGATTCTATGTAAGAGATAACTCCTGCCGCCTGCCAAAATTAGTTTTTTGCGTAATCCTCCCTGGATACGCCATAGCCGCTGATTTCGTCAATGATATCGCAGATCCAGTCTTTCTCGCCTGCCAGCAGGACTGAATCAATAACCTCGATGTTCTGCAAGAGGTCCAGTTTATCCATAAGGGCCTTGTTGTCCCATGTTTTTGGCTTGTCCTCGTCAACGGTCGCCATATAGATTTTATAGGCTCGCAGCTTGATATAATCGGTTTCTACTTCCACTTTTGGAAGATTCCTGTTATTTGGATTCGGCGCGTATTTGGTAGCTTTTTTGCGGCATTCGCCGATTTCTGATTCTTCCAGAGGACGTACCCGGAACTGGAATAACAGTTTCCCATTCCGTTTGACCTGGATCAATTTATAATTTTCTACATCATTTTTAAAGCTAGCCGCTTGTAGCAATCCTTTGAGTAAATCATCCTCATTCATCAAAACTTCTTCCTTCGTCGGAAGCATTTCATTTGTTTTTGCAGCCATAATAGGAGTTCCCTCACTTTCATAATTCATTACAACTTATTTAAAAAATTTCTCCATTTTCGGGATACTGTTAACCCGGAATGACCATGTGCGTTTGATAATTTCGCCCGGTGTCAGGTTCATTAGGTCGATTGATCCGTCAGGAATACAATTGCGGAAGACCTGTCTCGATTCAGAACCGTCGCTGCGGCTGAGTTTTCCGACAAAGTCGAATTGAGGAAGGTTGCCGTTGCTGATTTCATCAAATAATTTTTTCATCATAACATCGTCCCGAATAACAACTTCCGTCATGGTCAGAGTTACCGAATAGCCTGTTGTTACCGCATAGGACAGTGTCGAGCCAACCGGCTGGTAATCTGTATTTGTTACGGAAAGCTGTGCCTGGAAGGTATCGACCTCCCCTAAAAACATGTTTGTCTTATCAGATAATGTGAGAAACAGCTGCCCGTCCTTACCTGTAATAACTTTATTGATATCCAAAATTGACTGCTGGTTGTTGATTGCCATATTATCTTTCTCCTTTCTTTACGCCTGCGGCGCGAACTGGAATTTGAAATTAAAGTAAGTCTTTTCAAGCGCGTCGACATCATCCGCATTGATAATAAACCATGCGCTGTCGCCTGCCGGAGGGTTGGAGGGATCAAGCTGTACGGAAGCTCCCTGAAGTAGCTTATTTTCAGCAACCATAGTGTCAAGCAGATCGCCAACGGCTTGGATAACATTTGCCTGACCATCGGCATTGTTGTTGATTTTACCAATCATTGGCTCAATTGTGTCGCTGACGCGGTTCATTAATTCGAATCGAATTTTTGTCCGCTTGATTTTCTTCCATCCTTCATCATCTTCGCCCTGCGGATTATTTAAGGTCGTAATACCTGCTTCAACCCAGACATTACCATTGCTGGACATGCTAAAGGTCAGCATACCGTTTGTAATGGTTTGTTCATATTGAGAATTGGTCAGCAATTCCGCAATATCAGTAGCGCCGCTTACGGTATTATGCGTAATGCTCTGGCTGGATGGAACAGAGGCGATCATACCGGCGACTCTTGCAGCGGCAAGATAACCGTCGACTAATTTTTCACCGGCCATATAGCCTCCGCCGACATATACGATTTTATAATCATTATACGCCTTTGCATCGGCAAGACGGGTATCCAGTGCTACAGAAAGCGGCTCCCCAATAACGCCAAACGCCATAGTGCCATCCTGATAGGCCCGTGTTAAAAATTCCGCAAGCGCGCCGTGCACTTCGGTGTCGACCGTATCGACACAAATTACATTCCAGCGGTGCGGTTCCAGCAGAGAGAAGGCCGCGGAGTAATCTGATTTGGACGGAAGGGATGGATTTGTTCCCTTTGTAATATCAGCCGCAGTTTCTACAAGAGCTATAGCACCAGTTCCGCTGTAACCTGTTTCCTTGGTAAAATCAAAGAACTTAGAGGTTTTGCCAGCGTTAATCAAAGCATCTGCCTCCTGGCCGCCGTTTGCAGAAAAACTGATTTTTTCAACCGGAACGTTATTTTCATAAATCGTTAACTCTTTGCCATCGCCGGCAGTTTGGATCGTGTACTGAAACTGCCTGTCCCCAACATATTTTGTTTCCATTTTGATAACATCCGCTGCGGAAGAAGCAGTATCTTTCAGTTTTACTGTCCCCTTTGTTCCGCCGATTCCTGCCCGGACAGCCTTAACTACGCTTGCGCCCCCACGGAACAGTTCTTCCAATACTTCAACCGTACCGGCTGTCCCGAATACTTCTGATGCGAACGCAGCGTTGTCCAAAATCCGGACTGACCCCAGCGGGCCCCAGTTTGCCTGTATGACTGCTGCCGCTATACCGTTGACCGCTCCCGCAGCCTGGGCTGTACCGACATTTTCATACCGCTGGTAAACACCAGCACGTTTTTTTGTTTCACCATTTGTAAAGAAAATTCCCATTCAAATGTTACCTCCTGTTTTTTTGTTTTCATTTTTCTATTTTATGTCCTCCAAAACTGGAAGACAAATTCAAAATAGGCCTTTTATTTTTCAAATCGAGTACTCGGAAACTATAATGATGAAAGTTAACTTTGATTGTCTTGAACAGAAATATAGTTCATCAATTCACATTCCTGTTCCGGTGCAGATATGATATACCTGCCGGTTAATTTAATCTGCGGTTCATATAGGGGATTGTTATTATTACTGTATTGAATATCATCAACAATAAACCGCGTATCATTGTCTAAACCGATTTCTCCAGCGAGTAAAACAGATCGGGTTATTTGTTCCAATAGTGTCAGCCTTAATACCGGAGTTTCGGCAATAATGTGCAATGCAATCTCACTTTGCAGCCAGGAAGCCGAATAGATATCCTGTAACCGCTTATTAGAGAGTGACTTCACATAAATCAAGCTTTGTCCTGCGGAAGCTGTGAATTGCGGTTCCAGTTCATCAAATCCAATCAGCAAACAGCCATTTATGATATTGTTTAAAAATGTATTGATTCCCGATATAATATTGGGGGAATCCATACTCTGATTAGAGTAATCCAAAATATCAAATGATAGTCTGAAACGCTCTATTGCCTGCTCGGAATCAATCAACTCTTTTGTTCTCCATTTCTTGATTGCAATGCAAAAGACAAAATCATTATCCGAGAAGAAGGTTCCTCCAAGCTGCTGTATTTGCCCTGCTATTTCAGAACCGTTGCTGCCCTTTACGCTGTAAACATCCGTTTCCATCGTTCCAATGCAATTTCTTTCAAAATCGTATGACCAGTAAATATTAAAACAGATATGCGGATATTGGCCATTGGTCCACTTTACATCTGCCTTTGCCGGAACCTGCTGATAAAAAATTGCTTTTTTACCGTCGTATTGTGCAAGTTCCGCTGTTACAGCCTGATTCAATGCGCTTAATACCAAATCCTGCAGCATAATCATCACCTCCTTTTTCCCATAAATTTATACTGTTGTAAACCATAAAGATTTGAAAAATCCTGACATTCATCAATTGTCTTACTTGCCCATCGATTGAATTCATATAAATTGTAATGAAGCAAATCCTGTTTTGTGGGAGAGGACAAATAGACGTCATCAAGCAAAGACATATTGATTTCGGACCAGAGCAGTCCGAGATGGTTCAGTTCTGAGCAGGTCTGTTTCAAAACGGTCCTATTTTTATCAACTGAATCATACTGCAAAATCTCATCTCCTTTGTACCGGCATAAAAGAGTCGAATGCAAGGACAGGAAGCCTATTAAAAATTCCCGCCGCCCAACCGTCAGCAATTATCAGTCTGACACAAAGGCAACCCTGATCCTCATTTTCTATAATGCCATATTATCACCTTTCAGCAGGGGATAGCAGGGCATCTTATTCGATTCTTTGCCGAATTTTATGATAGAATATTATCACGTATTAAGAGGGTATCGGAGGGTATTATCAAAAGTTCCAGCGCTTTTTTGTGCAGCTCTTTTCTGACGTAGTAGTAATTATAGTTCAGCCTTACGGCAATATGTTCCCACAGCATAAAATCAAGATACCTGTATTGCAGCAGCAAACGGTATATTTCATGAGGAACCGCAGAGATGATTGATTCAAGTTCCTGTTTTAGTTGAAGCATTTTCTCTATATGAATCCCTACCTCCTTTTCCATGTCCATCACTTTATCGCAGATATTCTGCATTCCGCCTGTTTTACTTTGCGGACCGGGCAGTCCCGTCAAAACAGCCGTTACCTTTTTCGCTTTCTCCTTCCACAGTGCCAATTCCTCCAGCTCATGTTCAATTTTTTTATCAATCAGCTGGTACCGCAGTAAATACTCCTTTTTCTTTTCCAATGTCATTTCCCTTTTCCCCCTTTGATGTAATTCTTTTTCAGCAGCGGCTTGCCCTTTGCTTTACGCACCATGTTTAGCAGTATATGTACCAACTCCGGTTTTCTGTATCCGCTCAAATCCAGCTTTTTCATTCTCCTGTTATCCTTTCTGTCATTGATTCCTTTCATATTTCATTTCACACACCATATAGCCGAATAAAAACGCGGCTCCCATACACAGAAGCACGCCTATAAAGGCTTGTACCATTGTTTCGTCCTCCTCTTTCTGTTTTTTCTCTGTATTTTTATCTTTTCTCCTGCGAAGTCACGTGGATTCAGTCCCACTTGACAAGCTAATCGTATAAACTCTTCGGCACATAATTTCTCTTTATCGTCCAAATAGGCGGACAATTTTGCAGAACTGATCGAGGTCAGCCGTGCCAGCTCATTGCAATCTAATTCCTGTTCTGCAATCCTTCTTTTTAAAATATAACGAACATTCAT